AATAACGCCACCCGGAACATCAACGTCTCTGAACTCTCCGGGCATGATCGGCGTGTCGTCGCCCTTGATTCTGAGTCCACGAGTCTTGAGTCCTCCGGGTAAATTGGAAAGAGTTCCCGCGTCTACAAGCTGACGCAACAGACTGGTAGCAGACTTGGCGAGTCCACCGACCATGTGGATCAACCCTAGGTTGTAGAATCCGATCCCCGGAACGTATCCATAGTGAACGAAATGCTGTTTCTTGATTTTGCGTTCATCGCCTTCATCCCAATTTCGATAGATCGAAAGGATCGTAGAACTGGATTTATCGACGGTGATCACATAAGGAAGCGCCACGCCGTCCGGGTCTTCAAAGCCCGTAAGGTCGAGATCAACGTGCATCTCTAGAAGCTGATGTCGCTCTTCGGCATCGTATGAAGGCTTAACCCCACCAATCTCGTTGAATTTATCAGTGATCGGGTTCTCTTCTATATGTGAGGTCGTGAGTTCTACATCCCTATAGAAACCGCTGACCTGAAGCTTCTTCACCTGATTCGTACTGCGATTCATCACATGGGTATAGCGTTCCGCCTGATCCAGATCAGCTTCATTGTACGACACGACAAAATCCTCCGCCGGGACAAACATCGAAGTCGGTCTGCCCAGCGAAGGATCAAAGTAGATTTTGCGGAATGCTGAACCAGCAAGCGGTAAGCTGAACAAAAGCTTTTCGGTTTCAGACCGATATTCGGTCATCACTTCGATAAGCTGATAGTTCATGTAATCCTGCACACGCTTCGCTTGCTTCAGGCGCTCTTTCGTTGAGAGCCCCCAGATTTGGGTCTTTACCGGACCCTTGGCTGGCATGATCTCTTGGATCGTCTGGCTCTGGAACCTGACCACCGCCTCAGACAACATCGGATGGAAAACGCCACAAGCTCCTGCCCAAGGCGTAGTGCGATCCTCAATCTCTAGACCTAACTGGTCGAGCCCCTCTTTGTACGTTTGCTCCCAATCCGATCTGCTTCTTTTGTCAGCGTCGAACTTGGAGATGAGATCAACTGCGATTGTACGTAGTTCCTTGTCTTCGACAACTTCAGCGAGGTTGCTGTCGAACTCTGTGTCAACACTACCAACATCTGCCAACGGATCAAAATCTATTTCAACTCCGCCATCGTCCAGTTCTGTTACCAAAGACTCGCCCGGAATAACCTCTTCCTCTTCCTCAATGACCATGAGGCCCTCTGGTCCCATGTTGAAATCATCCTGACTAAACAACTCGTCCAGAGGTTTATCTATTGGCATTTTCTAACTCCCAATTCGCAATCATAAAATCTTGCCAAGATCATCTGCAACCTTATGTAAGGTGGCAACACTGTGTGTGATCACTGGTGGGGCTTTGTCTGAAATACCCAGCGTTAACCCCTGAGTCAATCCCTTGGCAAACGCTTTATCATCCGCTGTTGGCTTACCTAGATCCTCGACGGTCTTCGGGTTGATGACCAGATCGGTGCCAAACGCCACATGGGGGATAACGCCGCAGGTAGAGAACTTAACATGGATATTGCCATCCTTGTCATACCAAACGCCTGCGTCCACGCTCGCTCCTTCGCCCGGACCACCTTCAGGTCCAGCCCAGACCGTAGCTTGATTGCCGTCCGGGTTCACGTAATGCCATTTCATTACGTCCGACACGGTAACGCCGATATGGGCGCTGACCTTGATCTCGAAACCCCTGCCGTCATGTGAATCCACAGAAGCAGAGACGCCCTGCTGCTCGTTCACCGTCTCCACATCACAGATATGGTCGAAGTTCCACTTGTCAGTGCGCGACCATTTATCTCCTATTTCCTTCTTGAAATAGAAATTGCCGCTCTTGTCCGCATAGAACACGTCCGCATCGGAACTGTTGCTGACGTAATAACCCGAAGGAACTTCTTGACCTACCACGTTGCTCTCCCCCTATACGGTATCAGGTAATCTAACTAGAAATCCCGGCGTCTTGTCGCCGTGCCAGCCGCCAAGTTGGTTGTATTCGTAGTATTCTAATGCCCCTTCGTAGTCGTCGCAGCCCTCTGCGATCAGCTTGTCGATGACCTTAGCCTTGTCGTATAGCACAATAGATTCCATGCCAAACCGTTCCAAGACACCAATCACGCAATCATCATAGCCGTCCATGACCAGCGCGTTATCGACACCAATCTCTAGCAGCCTCTCTGCCAGCATGACGATACTGTCTGCGAACTCGGTAGAATCAGGAATAGCATCCATTAGTCGGACATCTCCGATGAATAAATCCCAGAAACAAGTTGTCTAGGGGCACCTTCTCGCGATAGCGAGAGCGTTCTTTGGTCATTTAAGACGGCCCATAGTTGTTCGCGGGTCTATCAGGCCATCCCCCTAGACTACCTGATATAAGTTAATAATAATCAGCTTTACGCATAGGCACCAACTCGTCCCATGGATCGTCGCTGTCCAAATTTATGAAACCGCCCTGCCTGAACCGTAATAAGGCCTGAGTCGAAGAATCAACCAAATCATCGTGGTCGCCCGTAGGAAACGCAGCAAACTCCTCGATAACCTCTTCCGCCCACCTCTTTTTGGGTGCCCAAACACGACCGCTATGAAATAGATCGGATACCGCATTGACTCTGGCGATCTTGTCCTTGCCCCTGCCCGGCGTGTACTCCGAAACCGGGATGCCGATTCTACGCAATTCAAAAATCAGTGGACTGCCCGCTGCCTTCGCCTCCACAATACACGCATCAGGCTCGTATTCCTTGTACATCTCATAAGCACGTTTCTTCAAATCAGGGAATTCCAATCGCTCCTGTAGAGCATCCAATAGGAGAATGTTCGCTTCCCTGTCCTCATTGTAGAAAACACCCCATGTCGTACACGCGCTGTAGTCAGCAGTTTGTTTCGCGAGAAACGCCGTGTCCCACGATTGGATCACGAACTCGCAGTCCGGTGGATCTTTCTTTGTCCATTCCTTCCACCACTCGCGCTTGATGATCGCGCCTTCTTCAGAAGTGGGGTCTTGCTGGTACTGGGCACTCCACTTGCCTATCGGAAGCTCCGCTTTCAAAGCTTCCAGTTGTTCCAAAGGCCAGAACCCCGGCCATAACGGTTTGCCGCTAGGTAGAATAGCAGGTAGTTCGATGATCTCCCATTCGTCAGAACCGCCCCTCTCTATCGATGCCTTCAAGATCGAACCCGTCAGATCCTTCTTCGACCAGCGAGTCATTACTAAACAAATCGCGCCGCCCGGCTGTAAACGCTGGCGAGGACCAGACGTATACCACTCATAAGTCTTCTCGTAAACAGATGGATCGTTCTGTGCCGCCTCCTGCTCAGAATGAGGATCGTCCACTATAAGAATGTCCGCACCCTTACCAGTTACAGCACCACCTACGCCAATAGCAAAATAATCGCCGCCCACGTTCGTGTTCCAACGACCAGCAGCCTTTGAGTCCGCACTCAAAGAAACACCAGAAAATATCCTCGCGTAATCGTCAGAACCTACCAAGTTGCGAACCTTACGACCAAAACCTACAGCAAGCTCCGCAGTGTGAGCCGTCTGAATTACCTTCCGGTCAGGGAACCTCCCTAGATACCACGCAGGAAATAAATGCGATGCAAACTCAGACTTGGTATGCCTAGGTGGCATATTGATGATCAAACGCTTTAACTCGCCACTAGCAATGCGATTGAATGCGTCCGCCATTACACGATGATGATTGCCCTCTATGAACGCAGGCCACACTAACTTCACAAATTCTAGAAAATCCCCTTGGGAATCCTCCCGCTCACGAGCAGCATTCAATTCCTCAATAAGACCAAGAATCTCACGCTTCTCATCAACAGGTAAGGTCTCTAAAACCCTTGAGTCCATTATCTGTGGAGCTTACCCGTAAGTGCCTTCGATCTGCCTACCACCCAACGCTGGATCGCTCTCGCATATCCGGGCTGTGGAACATTCCATCCGATAAAAGCCCCAACCGCTACCCAAAAAATAATTGCCGCCATGTGTTAGTGTCTCCCTTCATGGAAATCCCATTAGATAGGAACACCCATTAATAAAATAGTTATGCAGCTTCCGTTCCAGTCTGTCAAGTTGTTTTGTTATTGTGATGTCACGATAGTTTGAAATTTTTATATAAAATTTTTAGGGATAGGGGTCCCAGTGCAAAATCTGGTGATCTACTGAGCAAAATACTGTTTTGTTGTTTGGGGCGGCGGCGGGCCGAAAAAGGGGGGGTCCCCCCTACTGGGGTCTTGCGCATCACGGTATCGCGACCCCATTATATAGGGGTGACACGGGGCTACCGTGTCGCTACATCACCTCCACATCGGAGAGCATCATCATGCGTTACGTCACTATGGGATCGCTCGACACATTCGATCGGCTCACCCTGAGCATCACCGCACTTGCAACCGCGAACGCGGGAGCGATAACGGACAGGCACACGGGTGAACTAATCACGCTGCCTCGCTCGCCTAGCGAAGCGTGGGATGCACGAGATGAGTGGCCCATCCGACCACTCAAACACGTTCGGATCTACTACGAAAAAGTCCACGATCCCAACGCCGACGATTATAGGCCAAGACAGGTCGCACCCGTCGAGATGTACGAATCGAAAGCGGGCCACGTTTTGATGAGAGCCTATGATTACCAAGCCGGATTCGTCAAAAGCTTCCGGCTCGATCAGGTCCAGAGAATCATGATCTCGAATCAGAATCTCGCGGACGATGAATGGGGAGTAACTGACATATCCTTTCGGGTAAGGGATTAGCCAAGAAAGGGGCCGGGGATCTACCCCGGCCCCAACCCCCTCGTATAGAGGAGAAGCATCGTGGAACATATCAGCGGCATCATACAGCGTATCATCGGGTCAATCGCCTGCCCTACTTGTGAGAGTAGCGATCAGGAAGATGGACCCGTTCCTGACGAGAAAGATAGGAAGCGATGGATCGATAGAACGGGGATGGTCATCGAGTGCCCCGTATGCGATAACGGTACAATCTACTGGGAGGAAAATTGGCACGAAGGTGGCGATAACCGCTGGAGTGCTCACTCCCAAGAGTGCGAACACTGCGACGGCTCTGGCGAGTACCAAGTACACGACCGTTGCGAAACTTGCGGAAGGCTTGAGATGGCCTATGGAAAGGGACCCGAGAGGGTTTCTGAGACGGAAAGGATCTATAACGATCTGACCTATTAGATCGAGACTGGGGCGGGGGATCTACCCCCGCCCCACCATCCCGAATAGGGGGGGATGAAGATATGCATGAGCATGATGAGTGGGTTCGATCTCAAGTATTGGACCAAGAAAGACTACTCAAACAAAAGGGCGAGTGGTGGAAGGAATGGAATGCTGCTGCGAAGGCTGCGAAAGATAGGGAAGAAGAGGAATAGGCAAGACAGGGGGGGGGCAACCCGCCCCCCCCTTCACCCCCACATAGGGGAGCATCATGTACGGACAAGATGAAGCTTTCGTGGTAGTTGTTCTGCTGATCGGTTTCGTGGTCCTGACAGTGTTCTGGATAGCTGAGTTCTTCTCTGGAGGTGACAGATGAAATGCGAACGTGAGCATACCCAACCCTACACATGGTGGGAAGTAGATGCGCGAGGCATCCCACTATGTAAAGTGTGCGACGATTGTGTAGACGAAAGGCTCGCCCAATATAGGCCAGACGTTCTCAAAGACCCGAATTACTGGGCAGACGAACCCATCGAAGATAACAGGGGTTAGCAAATGACAAATAACTTTAACCCGATGCCGTACATCTTCTGCTTAATATGGATAGCGTTCCTATCAGTAGTTCACTTCCTCAACTGGTAACACGAGAGAGGGGGGGCCGAAAGGCTCCCCTTTTTTTGTGCCTGCCCCTCAGATCGCCTGCTTTCTGCCCACCCTAGGATACCAAGCACCCTCGCGAGACGCCTTAGACGCGATCCTCGTGCGTCATTATCGGGACACCCCAGCCTGAAATCCACATATGCGAGGCAGTAGCCTCGCCTCGCCTTGCTGGCTCACACAAATCGCTGTCATGTGGATGGGTTAGGGCGTGACAGGGGACGGCCTGTCCCGTGTCCCGTCCGTGTCCGTGTCTTCGCTAGGAAATTCAGCCCACCATGAGAGGCCAGCCCACCGTGAGGAAATTTTTTTATAAATCTTAGGTACGGGCGCGAGTCAATTTTTTTTAAGGTATGGGTACGGGCGTGAGGGTACGGACGCGAGGAAATTATTTAATAAATTTTTAGGTACGGGCGTCGGGTACGGACGTGGGGTGAGGACAAAAAAAAGAGGGCCACCCTTTCGGGTGACCCTCCTCCTTTCCTCTAGTTGAGTGAGAGTGTTACCTGATTCTTGTCTACCCAAGTCCCCTCTTGGGTCACAAGCTCCTTGCCTAGCCTATGGAATCTCGCCATAGAAGTAGGCAACTCCGTGATGTTCCGATCCTTTAGGATCTCAGTGGTTGCATTGTTGAATCCCCACATGGTCGGCTGTTCAAATTCCT